TCAGACGAGTTTTTTCAAGGCGAACCGCAAGAGCGGGCAGCAGACGTTCTTTGTTGACCAGCCCGTAGTGCTTGACTGCGGAGAGTGGACAGCAACGAATGCGGGCGTTTACAAAACCGAGATGCAGAACGGAGACATACGCACGGTTTACGCATCGGCTATCCCGATTTTGCCGACGGAACTGTTGACGAACGACGACACGGGTATAGACAAGATACGCATCGCTTATTACAGGGACAACAAATGGCGAGACGTTATCGTGGAACGCGCCACGGCGGCAAATAACAGCAAAATCGTCGATTTAGCGAATAAGGGGATAGAAGTTACCTCCGACAACGCAAAAGCCCTTGTAAAGTACCTTTCCGAGTGCGTGACGCGAAATCTTGAAGCACTGCCGCACCGAAAAGCAATATCGAGGCTCGGTTGGGTAGATAACTGCTTTATGCCCTACGACGAGGGGCTTGTCTTTGACGGAGAGAAGGAAAACAAATATATCTATGACGCCGTGACGCAGAAAGGCAGCCTTGAATTGTGGGTAGAAAAAATGCGGGATCTGCGCGGTAAGTCGATGTACTTCCGTTTGCAGATGGACGCATCGTTTGCTTCTGTCCTTGTCGAAAGGGTTCATGCATTGCCTTTTGTGTTCCACTTATGGGGCGGTACGGGCAGCGGAAAAACGGTCGGTCTTATGGCTGCAATGTCAGTATGGGGCAACCCGCGCATGGGCAAGATGTGCCGCACGATGAACATGACGGCGAACAGTATGCTTTCGACGGCGGCATTTTTGTGTCACCTACCGTTTGCGGGCGACGAGTTGCAGACGATAAAAAGCAAGTGGGAGAACTACGACAGCCTTATCATGAGACTGACCGAAGGCGTTGACCGCGGCAGAATGTCTTATGACAAAAATAAGGAAATGCGGAGTTGGAAAAACGCGTTTCTGTTCACGGGTGAAGAACCGTGCACGAAGCAAGGCAGCGGCGGCGGTGTAAAAAACCGCGTTATTGAGATAGAATGCGTGAATTCGGTTGTCAAGAACGGTAACGAGGTTGTTTCTTTTGTCAATGAGAACTACGGATATGCGGGCGTTGAGTTTATCAAGAACCTGCGCAATGAAGAAAATTTGCAGGAGCAATACAACGAGTTATTCAGCGCGGTTATGCTCTTTGCCGACAGCACGGAAAAACAGGCTATGTCCATGGCTCTTATTCTGCTTGCGGACAGGCTCGCGGAAAAATATCTTTTCGGCGGCGAAGCCCTTGACGCGACGGACGTAAAGCAATTTCTTTGTTCCGTGAAAGAGGTCGATGTGTCCGAACGCGCATACGAGTTTATCATCAACCTTATTGCGCAGCGCAAAGAAAATTTTACTCCGTCCGCAAATGAGTGTTGGGGCAGAATCGAGGGCAAAGAGGTATTGTTTGACAAATTCATACTGACGAGGGAACTGTCAAACGCGGGTTTTGAGTTCGACGCGGTTAAACGAAAATGGCGGTCGAGCGGCAAGATTGTTCCCGGTAATGACGGGAAATTGAGGACTGTCACTACTGTAAATGGAGTGCAAGGTATTTATATCCGTGTCAAAATTGTAAAAACAACACTATAACAACACAAAAAACAACACTTTTGCAATTTCAAAAATCCTTATATTTACATAAAAACAACACTTAACAACACAAACAACACTTATAATAACATTTCATATACGCGAAGCCACGCGGTTTTCCCGTGTACGCTTGTATATAATATTTGAATATTCTGACCGAAAAAAGGTGTAAAAGTGTTGTTTTTCCCATAACCACAACGAAAAACGCACTTTTCAAGGTGTTGTTTTTGATTTATCGGTGTTGTTTCCGCGAAAGGAGGTAAAAAAATGGAATTACGAGATTATCAAAAACGAATGATAGACGATATAAGGTACAGTATGCGGACGGGTAAGCGGTCGATATGCGCAGTTCTCGGTTGCGGCGGCGGGAAATCCGTTATACAGGGAGATATATCCCGCCAAACGACAGAGAAAGGAAACAGAGTTTTGTTTCTTGTACATCGGCAGGAACTGTGCGGACAGATAAAAGCTACGTTCGAGCGGTGCGGAGTAAACTTTGACCTGTGCGACGTGATGATGGTTCAGACGGCGACGCGGCGGCTTACAAAACTTCCGAAGCCGTCACTTATAATCACCGACGAATGTCACCATGCTCTCTCAAACAGTTATACGCGCATTTATGATTACTTTCCCGATGCGGTTCGGCTCGGATTTACGGCAACGCCGTGTCGAATGAATGAGGGCGGGTTGGGAAAGGTCTTTGATGACCTTGTCATAGGACCGTCAACGGAGTGGCTGATAGAAAATCATTATCTTTCGCCGTATGAATATTTCTCCGTCAAACTTGCGGACGCTTCGGGCGTAGCGGTCAAGCGCGGAGATTATGACGCGGTGGCACTTGCAGAGATAATGGAGCAAACGAAGATCTACGGCGACACGGTCGAGAACTGGAAGAACATAGCAAACGGAAAGCAGTCCATAGTTTACTGCGCTTCGGTCAAAGCCTCGAAAGCGACTGCGGAGGAGTTCTGCAAAGCGGGAATAAGCGCGGCGCACATTGACGGAACAACGCCGAAAGCGGAGCGTGAAAACCTTGTTGAAGATTTTCGGCAAGGCAGGATAACGGTTTTGTCAAACGTTGAGTTGTTCGGCGAGGGATTTGATGTGCCTGACTGCGAAGCGGTGGTTTTGCTTCGACCGACAAAAAGCCTGACGCTGTTTATACAGCAAAGTATGCGCTCAATGCGCTACAAGGACGGCAAAACAGCCCTGATAATAGACCATGTGGGAAATGTATTCCTGCACGGCTTTCCCGACGATATGCGCGAATGGACGCTTGCGGCGAAGAGAAAAAAGACCGAAACGAAAATCAAGGTCAAGCAATGCCCCGACTGTTTTCGCGTTGTGCCGAGCAACTGCAAGATATGCCCCGAATGCGGGCACGACTGGACGGCGGAAGTCGAGGAAGAAGAACGTGCGGAACGGGAACGCCAGCAAGCGGAACTTATAAGATTGAACAAGGCGGAATATATGCGTACCGCGCCGCGCGACGGGTGGAAGAAACTGAAAACATGGGACGACCTTGTTTTATGGCAGAAGGAACACGGATTCAAATTTCAATGGTGCATACACAAAGCCGTTGAACTCCGTATCAGAATGCCGTCGCGATATGCGTATTACGCGGAAAGGATTTTAGGTATATGAACGAAACAGACTGGATGCACGAAGTGATGATGTATCTTTCGGAGCGCGGCTTCAAAGTGTTCCGCACGAATGTCGGCAAGGTCAGACTTGCGGACGGACGGTTCTTTGATACGGGACTGCCGAAAGGGTTTTCCGACCTGTTTGCCGTCAAAGACGGTCGGGCGTATTTCTTGGAGACAAAGGTCAAACCGTATAAGCCGACAAAAGAACAACTGATATTTCTTTCGGCAATGCGCCGCGCAGGCTGCAAGGCGGGTATAGCGTATACGGTCGAAGACGTGGAGGAGATTATAAATGATAAGATATGAATCCGATTGCGTGGACTGTGCCGACGGCTGCCACGGCTGCGGCTTGAAAAGAGAAACGCCGCACCTTTATTGCGACGAGTGCGGCGAATATGTGGATAAACTTTACAAGTTTACCGACGGGAGAGAACTGTGCGCGGATTGCTTGACAGAGGAATTTGAGGAGGTGGAAGTGGAAGATGACTGAAATAATGTTACCCGTTCGCCCGAAGTGGTGCGAACTTATAGCAAGCGGAAAGAAAACGATAGAGGCAAGAAAATTCTGCCCGAAGTGTGATGTGCCGTTCAAGGTGGATATTTATTGCACGATGGGGGACAAATTATGGGTAGCAACTGAGCAATTTCGGGTTAATAGCGGCGAAAAGATTGCACGCATTATCAATGCAAAAGATGTCGGTGGGTGTTATTTAGGTAACGGTAAAGTTATCGGAGAATTTGTTTGCGATAGAATCATCAATGTTGATTGTGACAGCGTTGCCCCATTTGATAAAGATTTAGACCTATATATCGATAAGCAAATTTGTATAGAAAGAAAGCAATTTTTTGAATACACAAGCGGTCGGCGTTGTTTTGGTATATCCTACCTTAAAATCTACGATGAGCCGAAGCAGTTGAGTGAGTTCTATGTCGAAGATACAGAAGCAATCAAAAACTGTAAACATAGATTTCGCTGGGGACAGCCCAAGAGTGTAACTCAACATGGGGGTTGGATAAAGGGCGGTTATGGCTGCATGAAAAACGGTGAGCCTGAATGGTGCGAGAAATGCTTGAAAAAGCCTCTTGTCAGACCGCCGCAAAATTTTTGTTATGTTGAAAGGAAAGACGAAAGATGAAAAAACTGTTTATTAGTCAACCAATGAGAGGGAAAACCGATGAAGAAATCCGAGCTGAACGTGAGAGAGCTATTGGAGAAGCTGAAACTCTGCTTGGAGAAAAGGTTGAGATTATTGACTCGCTTTTTGCCGATTTCAGCGGGAACGCGCTTACACGTCTTGCCGAGAGCATAGAACTCCTTGCCAAATCCGACATTGTTTATTTTGCAAAGGGTTGGAAAAATGCCCGCGGGTGCAGAATAGAGCACGAATGCGCCGTTGAATATGGAATCGATAGAATTGAAGTTAATGAGGAGGCAGAAGATGACGTGTAAACAATGTATTCATCATGTAGCCTGCAATAGATTTGAAAGCACTTTTCAAAACAGAAATGATGAGCCGTGTATAGCCTTTTCCGACCGCTCATTGTGGGCGCAGTTGCCGTGCAATGTGGGAGATACGATGTATTGTGATGGAAGATTTTTTGCAGACCACTGTAAAGGAGAGGTAATGAGTTTTCCAGTTGATATTATACTTACAAAAGTATGTAGTACATTCAGAGGAGAGATTGATATGGTGTTTGATTTTAAGGCTTTTGGTAAAGATGTCTTTCTCACCCGCGAGGAAGCGGAGCAGGCGTTGGAGGAGCGTGAAAGCAATGACGAATGAAGAAGCGATTAAAGAACTGAAAGAAGATAGGGCTTTATATGAAGGCGATATTGTCGAAGCGGGTGACGGTACGCCCGATGGACAACTTATGCTTGCCCTCGATATGGCGATTGAGGCGCTTGAAAAGCGGATACCGAAAAAAGTTGCCGCCGACATATACGACGACGGGGAAGTCTCTCATATCTGCCTGTGTGGGGCGGAAGTTGAAGAAAATCAAGCATACTGTGATGTTTGCGGACAGGCGTTGGAGTGGAGGGGTGAAGACTGAAAGCAACGAATAACAAAAAGAGAACGGCAAGTGCGTAAGCCGTCCTCTTTCGGAAGTATTCAATTATTTTCCGCAGGAACAATAACAAGTTTCATTCCCAACGGGGTAAGAAGCTTGACAACCGTGTCAAGTTGAGGATTCGTTGTTCCTCTTTCCATTCTGGCTATAATCGGCTGTTTGACACCGCTTAACTCTTCAAGTTTCTTTTGGCTTATGCCTTTTTCTTTACGAGCCTTTATAATTTCGGAAATGAGGGCGACGCGCAAGTCACTTTCAGCCCGTTCTTCCTGTGTCAACAGATTGTCGATAAATTCTACTGCGTCTCTTCCGACTGCGGGATTCTTCTTCATATCTGCGTTATTCATATCAAACGCCCCTTTCTGTTAAATCTGCGAGTTCTCTTTTTGCTTTCTCAATCTCTCTTTTCGGCGTTTTCTGCGTCTTTTTCATGAATTGATGAAGCAGCACATAACCGCCGTCCGTCCACCCGACAAACAAGATTCGGTCGCGTAAAGGTCTGAGTTCCCATATCTTTCCTTCAAGATGTTTTACATACGGTTCGCCCGCCTGTGTTCCGTGTTCGCTCAAAGTTTTTATATAGTCTCTTATCTTGCCGAGTTTGATACGGCTGTCCTTGTCATTTTTCGATGCAAGTTCAGTTAAATATTCCGCAACAGGTTCTTTGCCGTCCTTGTCTTTGTAAAAATATATTCGATGCAATTTTATATTCCCCCTGTTCACTAATATTATACTCGAAAGTTATTAAAAAGTCAAGTACTTTTGAGTTATTGAAATTGTAAAATTTATGTGTAAGGTCATGATGTTATTTAGGAGGTATACAAAACATGAAAGCAATAATTCCGACGCTGTCAAAGCGTCAGTTGCGGCAAGCAGCGGAAGAAGTTAAACGCACCTACGATAACGAAAATCGCAAGGCACTTATGCGCGTGATTTATATTTCCGTCATCGCTTTGCATCGCAACGCTGGTTACGGCGCTGAACGGTGTCGCAAACACATAAAACATATACAAGACATAATAGACGAATACGGCGGAAACCGTGAATGTAATCTCGATTGGGACAAGGGAAACGTCGCAGATATAATGCTGAAACGCGAACTTGATGAAATCGGTATTACTTCGCCCGATGAACCGCTGTGGAAGGAGTAATGAAACCGATGTATCTGATATACGGATTCGAAGAACGCATTCGAGGGCTTATGGCGGACAAAGACATAACAACGTCCGATCTTGCGCGTAGAACAAATATTGCGCGAAGTGCCGTTTCGGATATGATTGCAATGAAGAGAACCCCGTCGGTTAAGTTCATCAGTCGCGCCGCTCGTGTTTTGGAAACCACGACAGATTATTTGATTGACGGAAAATAAAATGATATGCACCCCAAAAAGTCAGACGCTATTAGGGGTGCATATTAAACTGTTCTGAATTATCTATCCGTGATATGCAATTCCTGTTTCAATGCCTTTTGCAGAACTTGCGAAAAGTTAATGTTTGCTTTTTCAGCCTTATAGCATAACCACCCGGGCAGAGTACAATTCTTTTTTACCGACATATTGTCAATCTGCCTTCTGTATTCGACAAAATCAATATCAACAAGCGTCAGAATTTCGCCGTCTTTTACCGTATGTTCCGAAAGTGAACTCGGCTGCGGCAAAGGTTCGCCGTCATCTTCTTTTGTGACACCTACAAGACCTATAACATCTCTTGCCATTTCTATGGCATCATAAATATCTTCTCCCTGTGTGCTTGTATCGAAGTCGGGAACGTATACAATATAACCGACTTCATCAGGTGTCAAAATAACCGGATAAGCGTTTCTCAATGCAAATTTCTCCTTTGAAAATAATCATTTATATTATGCGTAGGCAGGGGAGAGGGGCTTATTTAAGCCCTCTCCGCTTGATGATTGCCTTCGCGAGATTTTCTTTAATTTCTCGGTGTCGCGGTATCGGTTCTATGTCTTTTCCGTTGGAGTATATGTCATGTTGCGCTCCGCTTCGCAGGAAGAACCAACCGTTTCCGACAAGCAGTTTTATCAAATCTGCTCTTTTCGTATATCTCACCTCCTTGGTACACTTATATTATACGCCTTTTATACGTATTTGTCAATAGCTTTGATGAAAATAGTTGTGGCAAAAATGTAAAACTTGTTGGCGTGTCTGCGTTTGCGACACTTGATGGTGTATTATTGAAACAGTAACACACCGTTGAAAGGAGCAAAGGAATGACCCTTAAAGAGTTATCACAATTATACTGGCTGAACCGTGAGATAGAGCGTGACAGGGAACGTTTGGCAGATGTCAGGTCTCGTGCGGCATGTCCTTCCGCTCCGAACCTTTCAGGAATGCGGGGCGGAACGTCAGATGAAAGCCGCGTAGAGCGATATGTCGCCGAAATTGTTGACCTTGAACTTATTATTTCGGCAAAGTTGACACAATGCGTTTATGAGCGAAACAGGCTTGAACGGTATATTTCAGATATTCCCGACAGTCTTACCCGTCAGATTTTTCAGTTGCGTTTTATTGACGGGTTGAATTGGATTCAAATCTCGAACAGGATAGGCGGCGGAAATTCGGAAGAGGGCGTTCGGAAGCGCGTTTACAGATATTTGAAATCGGAAAAATAAAGTTGTCCCGAAATGTCCGCTTTGTCCGTGATATAATACATACTGGGAATTGACTTGGGACGGGCATTCTTTTTCTTTCTCTCTTTTTTAATACGGCAACGACTGTACACGTTGCCGTATTTCTTTTTACCTCCTGTTTCGGCGGGCATCATAGTGTATGTCGGGAGGGTGTGTCTTTTTTTATGGGGATATGACACGCAAAATAAACAGGACAAAGTGAGGTGATATTTTGTGACTGACAGACAGCGAAAATTCGCAGACGAATATATAATTGATTGTAACGCAACGCGCGCATATAAAGCGGCGTATCCGAATGTGAGGAAGGATACTGTCGCACGGGCAAACGGAAGCAGACTGCTTGCAAATGCTGACATTAAAACATATATTGACGAACGGCTTGAAAAAATCAGCGATGAGAAAATCGCATCCGCCGTTGAAGTTATGGAATATCTTACCTCGGTAATGCGCGGGGAAAGCAAGTCAAGCGTCGTTGTTGTTGAGGGCTATGGTGACGGATATTCGGAAGCAAAGATTTTTGAAAAAACGCCCGACGAAAAAGAGCGGTTAAAAGCCGCCGAAATGTTGGGACGCCGTTTCGGACTGTTTACCGATAAAGTCAGCGTTGACGGCGCTGTTCCCGTTGTAATCTCGGGCGGTGAGGCTCTTGAAGCGTGACAGCGTAAAACAGATTTATCTGCCTGATATAGTCGGAAGCGGGTATAAAGCCTTTTGGGAGTTCAAAGGGCGTTATCGCGTTGTTAAAGGTTCGCGTGCTTCCAAGAAATCAAAAACGACCGCGCTGAACAGTATCGTTCGGATAATGCAATATTCTACGGCAAATATGCTCTGCGTCCGCAAAGTTTATCGCACATTGAAAGATAGTTGCTTCACGGAACTGAAATGGGCAATAAAGCGTCTCGGAGTTGAAGCATGGTGGGACGTAAAGGAAAGCCCACTTGAAATGACATACAAACCGACCGGACAAAAAATTCTTTTTCGCGGGCTGGATGACCCACTGAAAATAACGTCGGTCACGGTTGATTCGGGCGTTTTGTGTTGGCTCTGGATTGAGGAGGCATACGAGATAAGTTCCGAATCCGACTTTGATACCCTCGACGAAAGTATTCGAGGGGAAATGCCGCCGGGGCTGTTCAAACAGATTACGTTGACGTTCAACCCGTGGAACGAACATCATTGGCTGAAAAAACGTTTCTTTGATAGGGAAGCGGAACCGGATATTCTTGCCGTTACGACGAACTATCTGTGCAATGAATGGCTTGATGAAGCGGATAAACGTGTTTTTGAGACTATGCGAAAAAACAATCCTCGGCGTTACCGCGTTGCAGGGCTCGGAGACTGGGGAATAGTTGACGGGCTTGTTTATGAAAATTGGGAAGAACGCGCATTCGGTCTTGATGAAATACGCAGTATTCCGTCGGTGAAATCGGCGTTCGGTCTCGACTTCGGCTACACGAATGACCCGACGGCATTTTTTGCGGGGCTTTTGGACTTGGATGACAAAACGCTTTATGTCTTTGATGAGTTCTATGAAAAAGGATTGAGTAACAAAAAAATCTGCGACAAGATTGTTGACATGGGTTTTCGAAAAGAGCGCATAACGGCAGACAGCGCAGAACCGAAATCCATTGACGAGTTGAATGCTTTCGGACTGCGTGTCTCAGGCGCGAAAAAAGGGAAAGACAGTATTCTGAACGGTATTCAATGGATACAGGATTTGAAAATTGTTGTTCACCCGCGGTGCGTAAATTTTCTTACCGAAATCAGCAATTATACTTGGAGCAAAGATAAATTCGGGCGTTCTTTGAATGTTCCGACAGATGATTTTAACCATTTGATGGATGCGATGCGCTATGCGCTTGAAAGTTTTGTTCGCGGCAACAAGTGGATGTATTAGGAGGATATATAATGAATATCGACATAACCGTTACAAACAAGATACCCGTCGTTCTCGGAAATCCCGTTATAGTTTGCGAAAACAGCGACTATACGGTTACATTTTCTTTTGATGACGAGTGGGAAAATCAGCCCATAAAGACCGCTCGATTTAATTATGTGCAGCATGGCAACAAACTTTATATTGACGTTCCGTTTGCGGGAAATACGGTAAGTGTTCCCCTGCTGAAAAACATCAATGAGGTCAGCGTAGGCGTGTATGCGGGGAATCTGTGTACATCCGCGCCCGCCGTTATTCCGTGCAAAAAATCAATACTTTGCCCGAATAAGACGCACGATGACCCTGCCGATGATGTTTATAACGAATTGCTTTTGACAATCAACACGAAAATGCTTGACGCCTTACAGGAAGCAATTCAAAACGGTGAAATCAGCATCGAAGACGTTAAGAATATCGTCGAATATAACAAGCGCGAAAATCTCACGTTTTGGGTCGGCACACAAGCGGAATACGACGCGATTGAAATCAAAGAACCGAATAGATTTTATCTTATAACGGATTCGGACGACGCAGAAAATATTCTTGATGCGATAGACGGGCTTCCCGCAAGAGTAACGGCACTTGAAAATGACGTTACGGAGTTGAAAGGGAAGACGCCCGTCGGAAAAGTTCTGTATTCGGGAATATTTGATACGGGAGTAACCGTATCAATTCCAGTACCGGGGCTTTCGAATTATACGGTTATTCTTGTTTACACAACGAGAGAAGATCTTCCCGCAGCAGAGGCAGGCATACTGTGTGTTAAAAATACGAATGAATCGGGCGAAAGCGCCTTTTCGGGAGTTCGTCATATAGTTCCCAGCGGAACAGATTTTACGCATGCGGGAATTGTCCTTCTTGTTGACAATACGGGAGAAACCGTTACAAAAGCAACATTCAAATCTACCGACAGTTCATTCCCGACGCAATGTGTTACTAAAATCGTCGGTATAGCATAGAGGTGACGATATGGCATATATAAACGGAAAAAAGATTTTTCTTGCGGGGTTAAACATCAATAAGATTCAAGATATTCCCGATACGGTAACAAAATTTTCGGAATTGTTCGATTTGGGCGACGGAGTATATCGAATGCCGAAGCGCTCAAAGAATAAAATATATTTCCCTACCGCTGTTTCGGGTGTAAAAACAGAGGTCTCGGGGCTTGTCGAGGTTGATGCCGCAACTGGTTCAATAATCGCATATTGTCTGCATAAAGAGATTTTCAGAACGGGAACGGAAAAATCCTATACATACACATCGAACAATTTTGCAGGGAAAGGATTGTCAACGAATGATTTTGCCGATGCAGATAAGGCGGAAATCGAAAAAATAAGTGCCGTCGAGAATAAGTTGAATTCGGACGGTGCGCTTGCGGATTTTCTTTTGTGGATTGACAATTACACAGAAGTCAATCGAGCATTTTCAATTTACCAAAGAAAAAGCGAAAGAAAGAAGGACGGGAACGGATATTCTGCCCGTTATCTCCGGTATGACTTCGATTATAATCACCCGCAGTCAAATCTCTCGCTGAAAGCCGTTCTGAACGGAACGGGAACTACAAGCGCAACGGGTTCGGGATTCTCTTTTGTCGGCGATTCCATTGTAAAGGTCTCGGCGTCTCTTTCACTCGGAAGTGAAAATGTTCTGTCGAGCGGACTTTTCGCGGATTTGCTTATAGACGGGTTCGACGGCGTTTCTCTGTTCTCGGGTATCGCCGAGGGCAAGCAGCGAACGTTTCTTTTTTCAAACGCAAAGTCTGTCAGTTTGCGCGGCTTAAACACTCGAAAGGGGTTTAACGGGTTCTCTGTCTGGACTTTTGCCGACGGCGGTCTTGTCTGGACTGCGGCTGACCTCCGCACGGCGAGAGAAAGCGAGACCGCAAACAAGTTGATAATTGACGCGTCGCAAGTCTCCGACGCAAGCACAAAGATATATCTTCCCGACGGCGGAACGGACGGAACGGGATACGGCGACCGTTGTTATGCGTTTGATTTGTTCGGATTTGCTGATGAGGCGGGGAAAAGCAATCTGCTTGCCACCGTGACGGCAACGCTGCCGTTCGAGGTCAATTCAAAAGTGTTCGAACACACCTTTTATACCGCGGCGGAAGGGCTTGACGAAATCAGGTTCTTTGCGAGTGAGTTTTAGAGAGAAAGGATGTGAACGAATGACGGAATCAATCATAGTCGCCGTTATAACGGGCAGTCTTGCGCTTGCAGGCACGGTTATTTCTGTACTTGCCTCGTCACATAAGACGGGACAAGACCTAAAAGCAAAGCAGTCTGTAACTGACGAAAAGATAAGCGAACTGACGCGGGAAGTGCGAGAACACAATAATTTTGCGAAGCGCATGCCCGTTGTGGAAGAACAGATAAAGGTTATAAATCATCGGATAAGCGATCTCGAAAGAGAGATTGCGGAACTGAAAAAACAACTTGTCAAATAGGAGGAAAAAACATCATGAAAATCAACTGGAAAGTAAGACTGAAAAACAAGACGTTTTGGCTCGCGATAGTGCCCGCATTGCTGCTTGTCGTTCAGACCGTGGCAAGCCTTTTCGGCTACGCATGGGACTTTGTGGTGCTCAATCAGCAGATAGCGGCGGTTATCAACGCCGTGTTTGCGGTGCTCGCGATTCTCGGCGTGGTTACAGACCCGACGACCGCGGGTGTGACGGACAGCGACAGAGCAATGGGCTACGACAAGCCGAAGGAGGATTGAAAAATGAATTTATTTTCTTGCATACATACTCTTTGCAGGTGCTACAAGGCAAACAAGCGCGGACAGTATAAGGATTCATCTCCGACCGGTATCATAGTCCACTCCACGGGTGCGAACAACCCGAATCTGCGCCGCTACGTTCAGCCGACAAAAGGAGAAGACGGTTACGATAAACTGATTGAAAAACTCGGGATTAACCGCAACGGTAACGCATGGAACAATCCCACGGGGGAGATTTGCGTTCATGCGTTTATCGGAAAACTCAAAGACGGTTCCGTCGCAACCGCAAAGATACTGCCTTGGCATTATGCCTGCTGGGGCTGCGCAAGCGGCAAGAAGGGCTCTTACAACTATGCTCCGACCCGCCATATTCAATTTGAGGTGTGTGAAGACGGCTTGAAGGACGAGAAATACTTCAATACCGCAGTCAAGACCGAAGCGGTTGAACTTTGCGCATATCTTTGCGACTTGTATAAACTCGATGTATCAACGGTCGTTTCACACAAAGAAGCGGCAGCGGCGGGCTATGCGTCAAACCATGGGGATATAGATCATTGGCTTGCGAAGTTCGGGTATACGATGAAAGACTTCCGCAAGTGGGTTTCCGCAGCCTTGAAAAAACTTCAAAGCGAAGACGAAAAGCCTGAACCGTCACCCGAACCTGCGGCGTTTACCCCTTATAAAGTGAAAGTAACGACGTCCGCGCTCAACATCAGAGAGGGAGCGGGAACGAATTTCAAAGTTACAGGTGTAATAAGGGACAAGGGCGTTTATACAATAACCGCCGAGACAAACGGCTCGGGCGCGTCGAAGTGGGGCAAACTCAAAAGCGGCGCGGGGTGGATCTCTCTTGACTATGTAACAAAGAGGTAAGACGATGCTTACTGTTTCCGAAATACTGAATTTTATCGATGAAGACAAGCGGAGCGAAAAGAAACGTTTTGCGGGTATCGGCGAAAAGTATTACGAGGGCGAACATGACATAAAGAATTATCGGTTGTATTATTACGATGCGGACGGAAATCTTGTGGAAGACAAGACACGTTCAAACATTAAAATAGCACACCCGTTCTTTACGGAACTTGTTGATCAGCAGGTTCAGTATATGCTTTCGGGCGGTGAAGCGTTTGTTCGTTCCGACCTGCCGGAACTTCAAACGTTGCTTGATGAATATTTCAATCGCAACGAAGATTTTACCGCAGAACTTTATGAAACTTTGACCGGATGTGTTTCGAAAGGCTTTGAATATATGTATGCCTATAAAAATACGGACGGAAGACTTGCGTTTCAATGTGCCGATTCAATGGGCGTTGTCGAAGTCGAAGCAAAGTTTGCGTCAGACGGACAAGACCATATTATTTATCATTACGTCGAACGCATAAACAGAGATAAGCAACTTGTAAAGCGAATACAGGTTTGGGATGACGCTCAAACGTTTTATTATACACAGATAGGCGACGGAGCGCTTGAACTTGACACCTCGACGGAGACGCATCCGAATCCACGTCCGCATGTTCTTTACAAAAAAGACCGTGAGGACGATACATATTATGAGGGGCTCGGTTTTATTCCGTTTTTCAGAATAGATAACAGCCGTAAACAGTTTAACGACCTGCGCCCCATAAAGGCGATAATAGACGATTATGACCTTATGAGTTGCGGGCTTTCAAACAATCTGCAAGACGCTTCCGAATACCTTGTTGTAGTTAAGGGCTTTCAGGGCGATAACCTGGAAGAACTTATGCAGAACGTTAAAACCAAAAAGCATATCGGTGTTGACGGCGACGGCGGGGGCGACGTTGAGTTTAAGACGGTAGACATACCGTATGAAGCGCGAAAAATCAAACTTGAACTTGACGAAAAAAATATTTATCGTTTCGGAATGGGTTTCAATTCCGCGCAGGTAGGGGACGGAAACGTGACGAATGTTGTTATCAAATCGCGTTACGCGTTGCTTGACCTTAAATGCAATAAAATGGAAATCCATCTGAAACAATTCCTCCGAAAAATCCTGAAAGTTGTTCTGAACGAAATCAACGATGAAAAGGGAACCGACTATCAGCCGAAGGACGTTTATTTTGATTTCAAACGTGAGGTTATGACGAACGCGCAGGATAATGCACAGATAGAACTGACGGAAGCGCAGAAACAACAAACACAGATTACGACGCTGCTTAATCTTGCCGGACATCTTGACGATGAAACTCTGATGCAGAATATATGCGCGGTTCTTGACCTTGATTATGAGGAAATCAAAGGAAAACTTCCGAACGACACCGAAACCGATTTGTTCGGAGACGATAACGAATAATGAATCGATGGGAAAAAGAGGTTCTGCAATCGCTTCTTGCTGATGAAGAAAGCGTTTTGAAAGAACTAAAAAAGCAATATAAAAATGCGCTTGCGGACATAAACGAAAAAGTCAAACTGTTTCAATCCGATATAGATGTTCTTGATGAGGCTCTTTCCTCGGACGGGCTTGACGAGGGCATGAAAGCCGCATTGAAATCGCAGAGACAATCGAAAATATATCAACAGCAGTTTCAAAAAGCCCTTAAAAGTCAGGTGGGCGGAATCCTCGACAAAATGCACGGGGATAACTATTCCACCATAAGCGAATATCTGAACGGGTGTTATGAACAGGGCTTTGTCGGCACGATGTATGATATGGCAAAGCAGGGCGTACCTCTCATTATTCCGATAGATCAGGCAGCCGCAGTCAAAGCAGTTTTGACGGATTCAAAGGTCAGTAAAGGACTTTACAATGCGCTCGGCGTGAATGTCGGAAATCTTAAAAAAGCAATAACGCGAGAAATAAGCCGAGGCATTGCCTCGGCTTTGCCGTATCGAGATATAGCGCGTAATCTTTCAAATGTTTCGAAAGCGCCGTACTCGCGAACAAAAACCATAACACGCACGGAGGGACATCGAATTCAGCAGACTTCCGCAGCGGACGCACAATTCGCGGCAAAGAAAAAAGGCGCGGATGTCGTTAAGCAATGGGACGCGTCTCTTGACGCAAGAACGCGTGATTCTCACGCCGCAATTGACGGGGAGATACAGGAGATTGACGAGAAGTTCAGCAACGGGTTGCGCTTTCCGGGAGACCCGAATGGTCCCGCAGCAGAGGTGGTAAACTGCCGTTGCACGGCAAATACACGCGCACGTTGGGCGCTTGATGAAGATGAACTTCGGACATTAAAAGAACACGCCTCGTTTTTCGGTCTTGATAAGACAAAAAATTTCAAAGAATTCAACGAAAAATATTTGAAAGCGGTTGACAAAGTTGAAAAAAGTGATATAATTAAATTAGAAGACTTTACAATAGGAAGAAGTTTAGGCGCAAAAGCCAAAAACTATGATATTAAACTTCCGAATAATGAGATCGTTCATTTGACAGAAGGTTCGAGAGTAACTAATGTTCAAGTCATTGCAGGAAAAGGCAGAAAACGTGAAATTGATATAGTACAGACACTCTTAACGAAATATCCCGGAACGAAAGAGCCTGAATGGCAAAAAGTTAAGGGGATTGGATATGTTGATTTTCATGGCGAAAGTTATAAGGCTGAACTACATTGGTATCAAGAACCAAGTGTCGGCAAGGTTGAGTGGAAGGTAAAACCCGATTTTAACGGGAATTGGTTTATTTATGAAGGTTAATACTTTTGTCAAGGTAAAATTTTTAGGGGAAGACAATCCTATTGCTTTGTTACACGGTAAAGTATATAACGCCCGTGTATTGAAAAAAGGATGGTTTGGCATTGTGGACGAAACACATGAAGAATATGCGTATCCCCCCGAACTGTTTGAGATTGTAGAAGAATAAAGGGGTTGTTTGATTATGATGTTACCATCGGAAGAACTTTGGAACATTCTTGAAAAAAGAAATAATGCAAAAACTCCGGAAGAGTTCGCATATTGGGAAGGAAAACACAAGGAGTATTTGAAAGAGAATCCTTTTAATGAAGATCCTAATTATATGCAGTTTTGATATTAACGCAGTTTTTTATAAAGCACCGTGTGAAAGCACGGTGCTTTTTCAAAGGGTAATTGTTACGGGACTTCCGTTCTGACACACGGAATTAAAATTTAATAACAAGGCAGTTGGTTTTTTTTGACCGACTGCCTTTTTATATGCCCTGAATACGGCACTTAAACTGTTTATAAAAATTCGCGTTGCAGACACGCGCTTAAAAATCTGTTCGTTCGAGGAAGAAACCTCATATAAAAACGCAGACGAAGAAAGGGAGTTTATGGAATTTTTGAAAACGGTTCTCGGAGACGAGTTGTTCAAACAGGTTGAAGATAAAATCAACGCATACAACGGAAATGATGAGAACAAGGAAAAAATCAAAATCGGCAATCTCGGAAGCGGAGAATACGTCGCAAAGGGCAAGCACGACGCCGAATTGCAGAAGATTCAAGCCTTGCTTGACGGAAAAACATCCGAACTTGATACCGCAAACGGGCTTATTTCGGACCTTAAAAAGGACACGAAAGACAGTAAAGATTTGCAGGGGAAAATCAGCGACTATGAAAGCAAAGTCTCTGCTTTGCAGAAAGCGCTCGAAGAAACAAAAGTCAGATATGCCGTCAGGGACGCTCTCCGTGAAGCAAAAGCCGTTGATGTTGATTATCTTGCGTTCAAACTTGATTCAAAACTTAAAAGTGACGGAAAGAGTATTGAACTTGACGAGAACGGAACCGTCAAAGGCTGGAACGATATGATTTCGGGCTTGAAAACGCAGTTCCCGAATCAATTTGAGGGTGTGGGCTCGAAAAAGATTGACGAACATAAACTCGAAAAATCATCGGGTGAAAGCGTGTTGACGCGCGCCGAAATTCTTAAAAAACCGTATGCGGAAAGGAATCGAATCTACGAAGAAAACCCGGAAGCATACAAAGAAGCAATGAACAATTAAGAAAGGAAAAATATTATGGCAGTTACACTTCTTAACAATGTTATCAATCCCCAGGTCATGGGCGATATGATAGGTGCAAAAATCGAAGCACAGCTCAAAGCAACCAAATACGCCCATGTTGACACTTCGCTTGTAGGTGTTCCGGGCGATACAAAAACCGTTCCTTCGTGGAACTATATCGGCGATGCGAACGACATTGCGGAAAATACTGAAATCGACATAGCGACCATGAGCGCGGCGACAGATACGTTCAAGGTCAAGAAAGCAGGCAAGGCAATTGCGATAACGACCGAGGCAATCAACAGCGGGCTCGGAAACCCCGTTGCACAGGGCGAAACGCAGCTTGCCAAGTCCATTGCCTGCAAAGTTGACAACGATGTTCTTTCCGCAATCTACAAGGGAACAATGGTCGTTGCGCCGTCCACTCTTGCCGCAATCGCGTATAACGGTATCGTTGACGCCGTTACCAAATTCGAGGACGAAGAGGACGGCATCGAAAAGGTGATGTTCATTCACCCGAAGCAGGAAGCGACGCTTTTGAAAGATGCGAACTTCATTTCCGCAGACAAGTTCACCGCGGGCGTTGCTGTCAACGGTGCAATCGGTAAAGTTGCGGGTTGCTGGATAAAGAAGTCGAAGAAAGTCAGACTTATCAAATACGAAAAGGACGATTCCGCAGGCACCATTACCGTTGTTGCGGACAGCACAGCAGAAACCGACGCGAAAAAGCATCTTTCCACCGTTCAGCCTTATACCGAGGATACTCTTGAAGTCGGAAGCAAGGTCAAAGCCGTTGCCGCGGAGTATTATATCAACCCGATAATCAAGATGGAACCCGATTCGGCTGAAACCGAATATACGGAAGACGAACTTCCCGCAGTTACCATTTTCCTCAAAAAGGATACGACCGTTCCCCCCGACTATGTTCAGAGATTCGACCGCCACGAAATAGTTGCGTACCGTTATTACGGCGTTGCGCTCACCAATGCGGCAAAGGTCGTTCTTGCGAAGTTCAAAGCGTAAAAGAAAGGAATGAGCCGGCATGATAATGACTGTTGATGAATTGAAAAAATTCATTGATACCTCAATCGACAACGACGTGCTGGAACTCAAACTTTCAGCCGCAGAGGCAATGATTCGCGCTTATACCCACAATGGTTTTCACAATCGCACGATCCGCTGTTTTACCTCCGTTTCGGACGGTGTCGTAAGTTCGGCACCGTCCGCTCTTGCCGACGGAGATACGGTTGAAATAACCGAAAGCGACGAAAATAAAGGTTTGTTCATTTACCGCAACGGAAGATTGACGCCTACACCGAATGACTGCGAGAGATGTTTGATAACAAAAGTCGAATATCCGCCCGACGTCAAAGCTGGAATCGTCAATCTTCTTGATTGGGACTTGAACAACCGAGACAGAATAGGCGTGTCTTCCGAAACAGTTTCCCGCCATTCCGTAACTTATTTCAATCTTGACGGGACAAATTCCGTTGCAGGGTATCCCTCTTTTCTGATGGGCTTTTTGAAGCCGTATATGAAAGCGAGGTTTTGAGATGAAACGTGTTGCGGGAAATGTCATCGCCGAACTGCAACGATTTGAAACGGTTGAAAACGCGATAGGCGAAAAGGAAAAGACGTGGAAGACGGTCGGACGGCTTTGCGGTTGGCTTGATTTGTCAAACGGTGAATCCAAGTACACAAACAACAATGCGAAAATGCAAGAATCGACGCACGTTTTCATTACGGACGCCACCCAACTGCAAGCGAACGCCGAAAACGGGCGATTGCTTATCGGCAATAAGAGATATGACATTATGCTTATTGACGACCCGATGGAACTCCACGCTCATTCGGAAATCTATCTGAAATTCACGGGTGGGCAGTAACTATGAATACTGTAAGTTTTACGGACAACAGCGTCAAGGTTACGGCTGCAATCAGGGAAAAATGCATAGCGTATCTTTATGAATGCGGCGCGGAGTTGCAAAGTGCCACAGTTCGCAATCAGAAAAAAAATACCGACACCGGGCAGACGGCGGGTTCGTGGACTTGCAAAGTTGACGAAGCGGAACTCGTTGCACAGATAGGTTCACCCCTTGAAAACGCTGTTTGGGAAGAGTTCGGCACAGGACAATACGCTTTGAACGGCGACGGAAGGAAAACGCCGTGGGTATATAAAGACGACAAAGGCAAATGGCACAGAACCATAGGCAAGAAGCCGCGCAGACACCTTTACAGGGCTTTCGCGGCAAACAAAGACAAAATACAAAAATATCTTGAAAGAAAGTTAGGAGAATTGAAATGACGACCGAAGCATTAAAATTTATATCCGATGAAATAAAATCCGTCGGCATAAATTACGAGTTCGGCGAGTGGTCCGATTCTCCCGTTCCCGATCCGTATTTCATCGGCGAATATATCGAAACACCGTCTCTGACCGAATCGGGGTTACAGGAAGCAACCTTTATTCTGACAGGGACGGGACGCAGTTCACGACTTCTTCTTGAAAAAGTAAAAGAAAAAGTCGAACGGTTGTTTGACCCCGTTGAGGGTAAAACGGCGATACTGCCGAACGGAAACGGATTGGCGGTTTTCTATTCGGATTCAATGACCGTTCCCGTTGATGACGCGGAACTGAAAAGAATACAAATAAATCTTCAAATCAAAGAATGGAAGGTGACTTAAATGACACTCGGAGATGAGTTCAAAAGTTCAGGTATTACGGAAAAAACTCCGGAATCAATTCTGCTCGGAGCGGGCACCATACACAAAAACCTTGCTTTCGGTTACATTCTTACGACGGAAGAACCGAAAAATTGGGATACGGAATATCAAAATTATTATACAAAATCGGACAGCGATAATTCTTACACCGCAATCAGCAGTCCTACACCTTGGAAGAAAGACTACGCTTACAAAAAAGGCTGGAACTTTGCCGAATCACTTATATGCGCAACATCGGGTGGCTCAAAACTTGCAATTACCCCCGAACTCTACGATATTCCAGTGGACGGGGCTCTTGTTAAGGTCAAGGGCTTGACTGCAAAGGTCGGCGAAACCGCCACACTTGATATCAACCCCATTGAACTTACTCCCGATATATTGAAGACCGCAGTTATCGGTGATGAATCGGTATCCGAAACGGCTACGGGTTACAGCGAGATAAGATCCCGTGCGCAGATTTCGGAGGGTGATTATGTTACGGGGCTCGGCTATGTCGGCAAAACACTCAAAGGACGTCCGATAATCATCATTTTTGACAATGCTCTTTGCACGTCGGGGCTGTCTCTCGAAGGGAAAAACAAGGAGGCTGCCATTCCCGCATTCACGTTCGAATGCCATGCAGACCTCGGTCCCGAAGTCGATACTCTGCCGTGGCATATTTACTATCCCACACCCGCAGAAGGTTAAGGAGGCATAACAGATGGAGAAAACAGCGTCAAAATGGGAGTTCAGGGAACTTTGTTCATCTGATATATTCCCCGTTTTCAGAATCGTGAGCAAAATCGGCTTTAAGCAGTTCAGGGACTGTTTTCAGTCGGAAGACGTGAAAAATATGGCAGCAAAGGGCGGAAAAAAAGATGTTTCCGCCATCGGTATGACCATATTTTTTGACATTGCGGGTATCGTGATGGAAAATATATCTTCTTGTGAAAACGAGTTGTACGACTTACTTTCAAGCGTTTCGAATCTTTCGAAAGAAGATGTAAAGAAACTTACCATGGCAGAGTTCGCGGAAATGGTGATTGATTTTATCAAAAAACCTGATTTTGCGGATTTTTTCAAGGTTGTTTCAAAATTGTTCAACTGAATGAAGTAAAGTTTATGGACTTGCTGTTCTCTCGATATGCAAGTCCATTTTCTTTACTTGACAGCGTTATATGTATGCGGCAGTTCAGTTCGTTTATCGATGAAATGATAGAATCGGAAAACGAAAAAATAATGTGGGAATATTATTTGCACAGAGTTCTCGATAAATCGTTCTCGGATTTCAAAAAATCCGTTGAAACGCATATAAAACCGTCAGATGAACAGGTTGAAACAACCGTATTGACCTCAAAAGACATATTAAATCAATTTATCCCGGAAAGGGGGTAAATAATGGAAATATTCAAAATCTTCGGCACTATCGGTTTGAAGGGCGTCGAAGAAACAAATAAATCGCTTGATGAAACCGCAAAAAAAGGTCAGCAGACATCAAATACCTTGCAGAATGCCTTTGCCCGAATCGGCAAATCTGTTCTCGAATATTTCAAGCCGGGACATACAAGGGCTTTCGGAAAATCTCTTGATGAAGTCAGCGCCGCCGCAAATGAACAAAGAACAAAACTCGACGCACTGAAAGAAAAATACAAGAGTTTGTATCTTGAACAGGGCAAAAACTCGAAAGAAACCAAAAACTGTGCAAAGGAAATCAAGGAACTTTCCGCAGAGTTGGCAAAAAACGAGAACGCCATGGATAACGCCGAGGACGCGGCGAACAAGTTTGACAAGTCGTTGCGTGATGTGGGCGATTCCGCAGATAAATCGGAAAGCAAACTGTCAAGGTTTTTCGGAGCACTCGGCAAATGGTCTTTGAAAATGGTCGGAGTAGGACTTGCAGCGGCGGGTACGGCAATACTTTCCATCGGAAAAAAGGCTGTTGAAGCATATTCAGACTATGAGCAATTTGTAGGCGGCGTTAAGACGCTGTTCGGCACCCAGGAAATGACGCTTGAAGAATATGCGAAATCTGTCGGTAAAACGGTCGAACAAGTCAAAGACAAGTATTCCGCTCTTGAAAAAGCGCAGAACATGGTTATGACAAATGCCGCAAATGCTTACAAAAGCGCGGGAATGTCAGCCAATGAATATATGGATACGGTTACGTCTTTTTCTGCGTCGCTGATTTCATCTTTGAAAGGCGATACCGTGAAAGCCGCAGAAATTGCAGATCGCACCATCATCGACATGGCTGACAACGCAAATAAGATGGGTACGTCTTTGGAATCCATTCAAAACGCGTATCAGGGCTTTGCAAAGCAGAACTATACCATGCTCGACAACCTTAAACTCGGTTACGGCGGCACGAAAGAAGAGATGGAACGCCTTATTGCCGATGCTTCCAAAATGAAAGATGCTCAAAGGGAACTCGGTGTTACGGTAGATGCTTCTTCAATGTCCTTTGCCAATATCGCAAACGCAATCAGCGTTGTGCAGAAGAATATGGGTATAGCCGGCACGACCGCGAAAGAGGCGGCATCGACCATTCAGGGGTCTTTGGCATCGCTTAAAGCGTCCTGGACGAATCTTATGACGGGGCTTACCGATGAAACACAGGACTTCGACACCCTGATGAAGAACCTGTTTGACAGTCTTGTGACCGTAGGAAACAACCTTATTCCCCGAATAGGCGTTGTTCTTGACGGCATTGTCGAAATGGTTGTGAAACTTGCGCCGAAAATAGCGGAAGCGATTCCCGGAATAATTTCTCAACTTCTGCCGAAAGTCGTTGAGGGCGCTACAAAACTTGTGAAAGCCGTTACGGACATATTGCCGCAACTTCTGGATTCGATATTGAAAGCTGTTCCCGATTTGATTTCGGGCTTGGAACAGATATTCAAATCCTTAGTTGATGCTTTTCCGAAGATGATTGAATCCTTGTTGTCGAAATTGCCGACATTGATTCCTCAAATCGTAAATGCGCTTACGAATATGTGCGTTTATGTAATGAAGCATTTCACGGAAATAATACAGCCTCTGATTGATAAATTACCCGATATTCTTATTTCGCTTGTTGATGCTCTGATGAATAATCTTCCGACGATTATCGACGGTTGCATTCAACTCATCATCGGAATCGTCAAAGCCACTCCGCAAATCATTCTCGGGCTGATTAAGGCTATTCCTAACATTGTAAGTTCGATTGTTAAGGGATTATGGGACGCTTTGCCAATTTTTATAGAGGGAATAATATCCATTCTCGGAGAAGTTGCGTCCTCAATATGGGAATTCTTTACGGGGCTTGCAGAACAGATAAGCGAATGGTTCAGTTGGATATGGGAAAAGATTAAAGAAATATTCTCTCCCGTCGTTGAGTGGTTCGCAAGCATTTTCAGCACAGCATGGGAAGCAATAAAAAGTGCATGGAATGCAGTTGTCGAATGGTTCAGAGGAATATGGGACGGAATTGTAAGTGTCTTTTCCGCCGTCGGCGAATGGTTCGGCGAAGTTTTCGGCGGTGCGTGGGAAAACGTTAAAGGCGTTTGGAATGCCGTGACAGGGTGGTTCTCCGGTCTCTGGGAAGGAATCAAAAACGTCTTCAAGGGTGTAGGAAACTTTTTCAGCAATGTTTTCAAAGGCGCTTTTGACGGAATAAAAAAGGTCTTTGGTTCAATAGGAGATTGGTTCAAAAAGATTTTCGATAAGATTGCCGCTGTTGTAAAGGCTCCGATAAACTTCGTAATAAAAGGTCTTAATATGTTGATTCGAGGTTTGAATAAAATCTCGTTTGACATTCCCGACTGGGTGCCTGTCATAGGCGGTAAAAAGTTCGGATTCAACATCGGAGCAATTCCGTTGCTTGCAAAAGGCGGCGTTGTAGATAAATCCACCATTGCGAATATCGGAGAGGACGGAGCGGAAGCGGTCGTTCCTCTTGAAAAAAATACCGAATGGATAGAAAAAATCGCGGACAAGTTGAAAGACGCACTCGGCGCAAGAAACGACGATTCCGTGCTTTCAAAATTCGATGAATTACTTGCGGCAATTAAATCGTTGAAGATTTATCTTAACAACGGGGTTCTTGTCGGCGAACTTGCACCCGATATGGATTCCGCGCTCGGCAACATCAGCAGATTGAGAGGTAGAGGTTTATGATGGGCGTACGCTTCGGAGGTTATCATTCTTACGATGATTTCAACCTGATTCTCTCGTCGAAAAGCATATCGTCTCCGTCTCCGAAAAAGGAAAGCATTGATATTCCTGGCGCAGACAGCGAACTTGATTTTACGGAGTTTTTCGGCGATGTTAAGTTTGAAAACAGGCAACTGAAATTTGAGTTTCGCTCGACTGCTCCTTATTTGGAGCAGATAGCCCTGGATTCATACCTGAAAAATTCTCTGCACGGGAAAAAGGTCAAAATCATTCTTGATGCAGACCCTGATTTTTACTGGGTAGGCAGACTTTCGGTCGGTGATTGGTCAGATGATAAGCACATAGGAAAAGTTACCGTTACTGCCGACTGCGAACCTTGGAAATATGCGCTGCTTGCGACTGTTGTATCCGTCGAAACTTCTTCGGCAGAGACTACGGTTCTGCTGCACAATCTGCGTCGAACGGTTGTTCCGAAGATAACGACAAGCGCACCTATTACGGTCTCGTGGGAAAACGGGACCGTTGACCTTGAAGCAGGCACATGGATGATTCCGGAACTTGTCCTTCGTGAAGGCGCCACCGCTGTGACGGTATCAGGTGCGGCAAATGTGAAATTTGAGTATCGGGAGGCGAGTTTGTAACCGTGTGGAAAGTATATTGCGACGAATATCTTCTTTATAACGCGGAACTTGAAGATTATAAAATTTTCGACCCTTCTTTGACACTTGAACTGAATAAGACAGGCAGTTTCACTTTCACAATATATCAAAATCATCCGAACTACAACCGTTTGCGGAAGTTAAAATCCATAATAACGGTTTATGACGGAAATTATCTGTATTTCAGAGGACGTATACTGAATGATGAACTCGGCTGGTATAACGAAAAACAGGTTTCATGCGAGGGCGAGTTGGCTTTTCTTATCGATTCTGTTCAACGTCCGTTTTCATTTCCTTTGAAAAAAGACGAAGCAACCCCCGCAGATTATTTTTCATTTCTGATAAAACGTCATAATGAGCAGGTTGACGATGAACACCGTTTTCTTGTCGGGCGGGTGACCGTTACAGATTCAAACAACTATATCGCAAGATCTGACACGGAATATTCCACAACATGGGATTTGCTCAATCAGGGGCTGATAAAGTCTCTGGGCGGGTATATATGGGTAGATTCCGATTCTGACGGAAAAAGGCGTATAAACTATCTGTCGGATTTTGATGATTTATGCGATCAACCCGTTGAATTCGGCAGAAATCTTTTGTCTTTGGCAAATGAGCGAAGCGGTGAAGACATTGCAACGGGAATAATTGCAATCGGAGCGAAAAAAGAAAATTCCGATGAAAGAGTGACGATAACGGCTTTACCTGATGAAGATACGGAAGATATTTGCAAAAAAGATGATTATGTTTTCTCAAAAAAGGCGATTTCGTTATACGGAAAAATCTTCAAAAAAGTAACATGGGATGATGTGACCGTAGACAAGAACCTTTTAACAAAGGCAAAGAAAGAACTTGAAACCGTAACGCTCGAAACACAAACGATAACATTGACCGCCGCTGATTTACATGCGGCGGGACAAAATTTCAATTCGTTCAGACTCGGCACTTATGTGACTGCGAAGAGTACGCCGCACGGCATTTCAAATGCTTATCTCGTAAAGAAGTTGTCCATAAAATTGCTCAATCCCGCATCGAATACCATAACGGTGGGGGATACTACACACTCTTTTACGGAACAGTCCGCGCAGCAGTCGGAGACGTGGAAAAAACAACTGAAAACCGATTCCGCGAACTTAAAGAATTCCGTTATACAGGAAGTCGAGAAAAGCACCGATGAAAAAATAGGCGAAGTTTCTTCCGTCGCTTCGGGTGCGCAAATCTCTGTTGACGAATTGAAAAAATATTTTCGTGTTGTAAGCGGAAAAATAATCCTCGGTTTGTCTGACGGTAAAACAGATGTGGAAATCCCAGGGGATCTGCTGCAACGCGATTCCGTAACCGGAACACTTCAAAATTCATGGGAAAACTTTGATGAAGCGCACGGGGCGGTTTCTATCAGAAAAGACACTTGCGGAAACGTTTTCGTCTCCGGGCTGATAAAATCGGGAACGACTGACGCGGGAACGGTTATTTTTCAATTTCCGACGGGGTACCGTCCGAACAGAACGGAACGATTCTGCGTCGGAACAGAAACGGGGATGTGCGTCCTTGATGTCTCACCGTCGGGCGAAATAACAATCGTTTCGGGCGCGTCTGCTGCATGGCTTTTACTCTCGGGAATATGTTTTAAGGCGGGGAATTGATCCCCGCTTCTTTCGTGTTCTTGTTCTGAATGGCGACCTTGGAACCCTTTTCTTGCAGTCGAAACAAACTTTTAACTAACAAAAAGTATATAAAAATATAGGAATAACAATAATAGTATTACTATCAGCTCCATAATTACAGAAGCCTGAGAATGTACGGAAATGTGCATTTTTGGGCTTTTTTCTTTTTTACAGGACGCTTAAAAACGGCTATTTTTCGGTATCGTAACTAACAAATAACTAACTCAGAACTAACAAAACGGAAGTTGGAATGTTTTTGAAGATGTCAGACAGTCGGAGCGTACTGTATAACTCCACAGAAAATCAAGATGTGATTTTACAGCAATTACTTTTTGAAAGCACGGAATGTTTCTTGAACAAGATTATTTGTTTGGCTATTCTGCACAAATGTAAGCCGTTAACTTACAGTTGTATTGAGTGGAAATACACATTGACTATTTTGTGCAATTTTGTTATAATAAAATTAACCTCATAGGTAAATTGTCGAAAGGCGTGATTCGTTGGAAATAGAGTATAAAAACAATAAATTAAAGGCTATTTGTACTCGATACGATTGTGCCGTTCGTGCTCATGGTAAAGATATTGCAGAAAAGATTGATAAGCGAATAGGAGAAATCAGAGCAGCTGCTTCTGTCGAAGAGTTGATAAAATATAAAATCGGAAATTGTCATCCTTTGCTCGGGAACAGAAAATCTCAGTATGCGGTAAGTTTAGCAGAACCTTGGCGATTAGTATTCGAAAAAGTGAACAGGGATTTGGTGAGCGTGAATATTATCAAGATAGAAGATTATCATTAATATTGTTGTAGTATGTTGGGAGGGATTTATTTATGGTAAAAAGAAGCAAACACTACATAGCAACTCCCCCGGGAGCAACAATTAAAGAACAGCTGGAAGACAGAGGCATGACCCAAAAGGAATTTGCCAAAAGAATGGATATGTCCGAGAAGCATATAAGTAAACTGATAAACGGTGAAACGCAGTTGACTGCAAAAACCGCAAATAAACTTGAAATGGTTTTAGGCGTACCCGCTCATTTTTGGAATAACCTTGAAGCGATTTACAGGGAAAAACTCGAAAAAGTTGAGGAAGAAAACTCCTTGGACGAGGAAAAAAATATCGCAAAACTTTTTCCATATAACGAAATGGCAAAAAGCAATTGGGTTGCCCCTGCGAAAAGAATCGAAGAAAAAGTTATTGGTCTCCGAAAATTCTTTGAGATTTCAGACTTAAAGATGTTGGGAAACAGATCTTTGCTTCCGAAAGTTGCGTTCAGGAGACTGGGCGATTCCGTAAAATCGGAGTATGCGTCTTTTGCATGGGCGCAAGCAGCAAAAATTCAGGCGAGAGAGCGAATTGTTTCGGCACAAAATTATACAAAGTTGGCAAATTCAATTTCGCAGATAAGGGCAATGACAACAGTTGAACCGGAAATATTCTGTCAACAACTTGTAAATGTCCTTGCCGATTGTGGCGTGGCAATCGTGTTCTTGCCGCACTTGAAAGGGTCGTATTTGCACGGAGCATCGTTTATTGACAATAATAAAATTGTTCTGGGAGTGACTGTTCGAGGAAAAGATGCCGACAAGTTTTGGTTCAGCCTTTTTCATGAATTGGGGCATATCCTTTTGGGACACTTGAATTTAGACGAGATCACGGCAGACGAAGAATCCGCTGCCGACGATTATGCAAAAGAGTGTCTGATACCGACAGCGCCGTTTGAAAATTTTGTTTCGAACAATAACTTTGATGAAGTTTCCGTTCGACGATTCGCAAAAACAGTCGGCGTAGATGTCGGAATAGTTGTTGGACGATTGCAAAAAGAAGAATATATTTCATTCAATTCATTGAATCATCTTAAAACTCAATACACAATCATTCAGTAAAAAAAAATCGGGTGTTGCTTATCGACACCCGATTTTTCATGGTTTTTTATATTGAATTGATTGCTTTCAAAAGGTCTTCGATTTCGATATGGGTGTAGACCGCTTCGGTAAGGGACATTATTGATTTGTGCCCGACGATCTTTTTTATCACGGTCTGATTGACGTTTGCCATAACGAGCAGCGAAATGCAGGTGTGGCGTGTTTCGTGCGGGGAGTGGTTGAAATTGAAGAAGTTCATAACCGGCTGCCAATATGTTTTTTGAAAATTGCTGTATTCAATGGGCAAGCCTGTTTCGGATGAAACAGCGTAAGGGCTCGGGGCGGTCATATACTTCTGCCAGAACGGAAGAACCTTGTCCGCTATTGGAACAATGCGCTGACCCGATCTCGTTTTTGATTTGCGAACATAGAAAATGCGGTTATCGAGATCCACATCAGATTTTTTCAGCGTCAGCAGTTCGGAAATTCGAACCCCGCTGTAAATCAGCATTAAAACAAGTTCAATGCGGTTGTCATATCCGACGCTTTCCCAAAGAGTGGCAATCTCTTTGCGTGTAAATGCCTGTTTTGGCGTCGGGTCATTCTTTTGCTTGACTTCGATACGGTCTGCGTAATTCGTGCGCAAATAGTCGTTTTGGACGCAGAAATCAAATACCTTTGACATCAGCGTTTTAATTCGCTTTGCTGTCTGATACCCCGCGGGACAAGCGTCGAGAACGGCTTGAAGGTGTACCGGGCGCAAATCTGACATATGGCGCTGTTTGATAAGGTCACAATGCTTATATGCGATTTTGTAATTCTTTGACGTTGACGATTCTTTATCTCCAAAAGTCTTGCGAAACCAAATATTGTAAACATCGTCGAATGTAGCGCGTGACATTTCGATGTCGTAAGGTGCTTCATTGAAATCCGAAAGGGCTTGCAATGCAAGTTGCTTTGAGGAATAGAATCCAATCGTTATATATTTTTGTCGGACGCGGTTGTCGCAGACCTCCCAGCCAATGGTTTTGCGTACAATCCACGGTTTTCTTCTCTTGCCCGAAAGTTTATATACAGAACCGTATCCGTTAGGTAATCTCATTTTTATTCTCTCCTGTTCTTGACAAATCAACAGGATTATGCTAAAATAGAGCATAGTAATCCTGTATTATTTAACGAGTGGTGTGGGATTTACTGCGAACCTGTCGTGTTGCCGCACGGCGGGTTCTTTTTTATGTAAAAAAAGTTTAACTTGCGGGTAACTTGCAGAGAGCATTTTGCCGACGTCAGCAAAATGGTCTGTAATTTATTTCGCTGCTTTGAAACTTCGGACGACGCCCGCGATGCAGAGGACAAGTTTTTTGATGCACCAATACATACCGTAGCAAACAGCGTATGTCAACCATGCATATAGCACCATGATAAATACCATCATTTTTAACGCCCAGTAAAACAGCAGTACGATTGCAAGCCACGGCGCATTTTTCTTTGTAAGGCGAAACCCGATATGAAATTTACTGCCTTTGGAGAGCACTTTTGAAAAACCGATGAACATTGCTTTCTTCCTTTCCTACTCCGCTTTCAGGCGGAGATTTTTTATTTTTCGTTAACTCGCAGCCCGAGAAGAGTATCTATTGCATATTGCATTTCGGGGTGTTCGTTATATGCTTTGAGCAGACGGCTTTCTTTTTCGCTATGTTCGAACCCGACAAGCCAACTTGCGGAAACATTAAGGCAGTTTGCTATAAGAACAATCCTGTCGCGGGCGGGTTTATATCTGCCGCTTCTATACTGACTGATAACTGCCGCAGGTATATTTGTACGGCGGCTTAATTCAACCGATTTGATTTTTTGCGTATCCATGGCAATATTCAGATTTTTGCTGAAAACTGCCGTCCCCGAAGGACAATCATTATCTGAAAAACAAAGCAGATATTCGGGAGATACTCCGAAAAAATCTGCAAATTCTTTTATTTTGGAATATGGAATCTTATTGATATTGAGTTCGATTTTGTTTATTGCAGATTTGTGTGTGTAGCCCAGGCGATTGGCAAGTTCTTCTTGCGTCAACCCTCTTTCTTTGCGCAACGAACGAATGCGCTCGCCAAGTGTGTTATCGGAAAGACCTTTCTCTTTTGGGACTGTCGTAACAGGAGTTCTATCCAATAAAAAATCAACAGAAACATTGAAATAATCCGCAAGTTTATTAAGCATTCTCAAACATGGTTCTCTTGTTTCTTTTTCGTAGTTAAGATATGTTGTATATGGAATGTCGAGATCCTTTGAAACTTGTTTAGCAGATATATTCAGTTGTTGACGAAGTTCTTTCAATCTCATTATATTTGCTCCGAATGTTTTATTTTTAATATTCGAAAAACAGCTTTGCGCATTTCAGGCTGTGCTCTGTATGCAAGAATAACGGATTTTTCTTCTTCCGATAAAAGGATACAATCTTTTGTTCCTGTTTCATTTGTAGGAGAGATACTAATATTCAAGCCATCTGCAAGTGTAAGGAGATTTTGAAGCGATGTATTCATTCCTCTTGCAATATTATTTAATGCCGAAAGTGACGGCATAGGGGCTTCTCCCGTGGTTGGGTTTATTCCGTTTTCAAGCATTGAGATATAACCGTTTGAAATGCCGCAGCGCACCGCAAACTGTCTTTGCGAAATTTTATTTTCTTCACGGTACTTTTTAATGATTTCCCCTACGGTCATTGTTGTTTTTCTCTTTTGGGCGGTTCTACCCAACAAAAAATCGACCGAGACATTAAAATAAGCAGCAATTAAAATTAGTGTGCCAATGCTCGGCTCTCGTTGCCCTTTTTCAATCTTACTTATTGCGGATTTTGTATGAAATCCAAGTTTGTCGGACAACTCTTCTTGTGTCATGCCACTACGCTTTCGAAGTGTTTTAATGCGTTCTCCTATGTTATTGAGAAGCGGAAGTTCTATTTTCTTTACAGGACGGGAATCATATTTCTCCATATCAATAGTAGATAGAGCATCGTAGCCTATTAGATACGACGGTTCTATATGTAAAGCCATTGCAATTTTTTCGATTGAATCGAGAGATACTTTTGAATCTTCTTTTTCAATATAACGTTGAAGTGTAGACCTTGAAATACCTGTCTTGTTTTCCAACGCACGATATGTAAGTCCCTTTTCTTCCATTGCTTGCTTTATTTTATTCGAGATTTGCTTGTCCATAAATTCCTCATTCGTGCTTCTCAATTACATGAGATTCATTGGCTACGATACCGAATTTTATGTTATACCACGTCCGATTGAAAGGCAACGGCGAGACCGAGGATATGTACTTTATCCAAATCGGCTCCCTCGTACACTATATCGCTGTATTTCGGGTTTTCGGCGTGAAGGACTATCATTTTGCCCGCGTAATAATAAACGCGCTTTAATGTGGCTTCATCGTCGATAATGACAGCCGCAATCTGTCCGTTTTCGACTTGCGGCATTGAACGAATAAAAACAATGTCTCCGTCATGAATGCGGGCGTTTATCATGCTGTCTCCGTTTGCGCGCAGACAGAAGTCTGCTTCAATGTCTGCCCCTGCCTCGATGTAACTTTCACGGTCTTCGTCTGCATATTTTGGCTCTCCGCATGCGATGTTCCCGAGAAGCGGAAGACGCTTTTTTACAATTGGGCGAAGTCCGTAACGAGATAGGTCGGGGGATTCGGCTGAAAATTTCTCATCGGTAAAACACATTAGATATACAGGAGATACCTCGAAAAAATCTGCCATTTTTTGTATAGAAGAACGGGGAATATTTTCTACCATGCCGCTTTCATATTTACGAATAGCTGATTGTCGTACCCCTATAACTCTTCCCAGTTCCTCTTGCGTTACACCCTTTTCTTTCCGCAATTCGCGGATACGCTCACCCATATTCATGTCAAATAGTCTCCAAAAGTCTTTTTTCGGTTATCATAATACCATTTTTCGCTGAAAAAGTCAAGTATTTTTTGCATATCACATTATTTTTTAGAAAAATAGTCTTGACAAGAATATTTTTTCGTGCTATACTATACACACAGGAACAGTCCTGTAAAGACTTTTTAAGAAGGGAGTGATAAGATGAATAAGAGAAAACTTCGTTCAAAGATGGCGCTGTTCGGCGATACTGATGAAAAAATCGCACACTTTCTCAATCTTTCTCCGTCCCGTTTTTCCGCAAAAATCAACAGCTGGCGGGGAGCAGAGTTCACACAGGGCGAAATTTGCAAAATCAAGGACAGATATTCTTTGACAGCAGAAGAAACGGTGGAAATTTTTTTTGCAAACAGAAAGTCTTATTAAGACTAAAAACAAAAAAGGAGTTCAACGAAAAATGACAACATTTTTAATAGGAGTGCTTGCGACGGTGGGAGCCGAAGCGGCGGCACTGATTATCGTGCTTATAGTATGCGCATGCAAGGTTGCGGGGAGGGCAGACCATGGAACCGACGGTAAGCGTTAGGGAAGCGGCGGAAAGGCTCGGGGTATCGCAGCAATGGGTAAGGCAGACGATACAAAAAGGGCTTGTTCCATTCGGACGCTGCTTTTGCCTTGACGGAAAGCGGAGAGTGACATATTACATCTTCCGCAAAGAGTTCGAAGACTTTATGAAAGAAAAGGTAGAGATATGAAGATACATAGAGACGCGATTTTATCGGCTGTCCTGATAGGGCTTATAATACTCTCCGCGATAGTGTGTGGGAGGTGACAAGATGAGACTTTACGCAAGAATAAAAACGATAGCGGAACAACCCGACCGCGAAGCGTTGCCGCTTTTTCTTAAATGGATGAAAGAAGCGACGAGACTTTATGTTTATGAGGTAGAGACCGACGGGCGAGGGGAGATACTTTCTTTGCGGCTCGGCGAGTTGCTGCCCGAAAGCAACGTTTACAGTTCGGAGTTCCGAAAGCGGTTCACATACGACTTTGCCGTGACGGAAAACAATGTTGAGTTGTTTTTGGGAACGAACGAACACAGGCTTAAAGACGGTGCGCAGATAGGCTTTGTTAAGAATCTGCCGAGGAGGTGATAACCGTGGATATGAAAATAACACAGGTTGAGCGTGTTGCGAACTATATCGAGGAATTCGGTTCGATAAATCCGCTGCAAGCGCTCGGCGACCTCGGAATAATGCGGCTCGCATCGAGAATATCGGATCTGAAAAGAATGGGCGTCCCTATTAAAAAGAGGATGGTCGAGGGGCGCAACAGGTTCGGCGAAAAGGTATGTTTTGCGGAGTACTGTTTTGAAGGAGATGAAAAACAATGAAAATGACCCAACGAGAGTTAAACAAAATACTTGAAGACCACAAGCATTGGCTGAATGAAGACTGCGACGGATGGGAGAAGATGAAAGCAAACCTCCGCGGTGCAAACCTCGGCGGTGCAGACCTCCGCGGTGCAAACCTCTACGGTGCAGACCTCGGCGGTGCAAACCTCTACGGTGCAGACCTCGGCGGTGCAGACCTCTACGGCGCAAACCTCCGCGGTGCAAACCTCGGCGGTGCAGACCTCGGCGGTGCAGACCTCTACGGCGCAAACCTCGGCGGTGCAGACCTCGGCGGTGCAGACCTCTACGGCGCAAAGAATATACCTTTTATTCCTTTTGCCTGCCCTGATAGCGGAGCATTTACCTCGTACAAAAAGGCAAGTGGCTATATCGTTAAACTTCAAATTCCCGAAAATGCAAAGCGTCTTTCGGCGACAAGCAGAAAATGTCGGTGCGATAAAGCAGAAGTCCTCGAAATCCAAAATCCCAATGGAACAACAGCAGGTGTAACCGAAGTCAGAAGTAACTACGACAAGAATTTTATCTACGAAGTCGGAAAAACTGTTTCGGTTGACAATTTTGACGAGAACAGATGGAACGAATGTTCGACTGGAATACATTTCTTTATTAATCGTCAGGAAGCGGTTGAGTATTAGGGAGGTGAAAACGAATGGCGACGAAGAAGCAAACGGTGCTGCCCGAGAGTGTGAAGCGATTCTGTGAAATGCAGATAAACGATTTGACGAAGAAGGTTCAGACGCTTGAAATAACAATAAGGACGCTGACGGAGAATCTGAAAGCGAACAAAACGGAACTGCAACAGATAGAGGCTCTTATGGGCAAAAAAGAAAGCCCGCTCGGTGTGGACGCACCGAACAGGCAAACTGAAAAATAAACCATTACGGTTATTGTAGCACAAAATAAACGTAATGTCAAGGAGTTTTATATGAGTATTTTTTCAGTTTCAAACGAAATACAAAATCTGCTTATGCAGGCAGAGGAAGAGGATATACCGCCCGAAGCGGTGGCGGACACGCTTGAAGCGCTTTATGCGGAGTTCAGGGAGCGGGCGGACGCGACGGCTTGCGTTATTAAAAATCTGACGGCGGAAGCGGAAGAAATCAAGGCGGAAGCCTCGAATATGCAGAAACGGGCAAAAGCGAAGCAGAAACTTGCGGACAGCCTTAAAGCAATGCTTTCCGACGCGCTTATACAAAACGGTTTGGGTAGTCTTGAAACGGCGAGAAACAAACTGACGTTCCGCAAAAGTTCCGTCGTGGACTGCGATACGGAAAAGTTCGTTGAATGGGCGATGTTCTATCACCGCGAGTTGCTGACTTTCAAAGACCCCGAACCGGACAAGAAAGCAATACGCGAAGCGATCAACACATGGGGCGAAGAAGTCCCGTATGCAAGAATAACCGAAAAACAAAATTTACAGATAAAATAGGAGGAAGACATGGGAATACCTGTACTCATCATCGGCAAAAGCGGAACAGGCAAATCAACGTCTCTGCGCAATATGCCCGCCGATACGGGGATAATCAACGTTATCGGAAAACCGCTGCCGTTCAAAACAAAAATCAAGCCCGTGCAGTATACGGACTATAACACAATCAAGTATGTGCTTGATAAAGCAAAAGGAACAAGATTCGTTATTGACGATGCGGGATACCTTATCACGGACGAGTTTATGCGCGGACACGGCAAAAATCAGAGCGGGAGCAGCGTTTTTGACTTGTATAATAACATGGCAGATCATTTTTACGACCTTATCCGCTTTATAGCAACGAACCTCGCCGAGGATAAAATAGTGTACATAATGATGCACGAAGATCAGAGCGAGACGTTCGGCACGGTTAAGCCGAAAACGATAGGCAAACTGCTTGACGATAAAGTGTGCGTGGAGGGCATGTTTACCATTGTTCTGCGTTCGATGTGCGACGGCGGCAGATATTATTTCCGCACGCAGACGGACGGTTCGGACGTGGCAAAATCGCCGATAGGCATGTTTGACGATAAAGAGATAGACAACGACCTTGCGGTTGTTGACAAGGCAATCAGAAAATATTACGAAACTGACAAAGTAAAGGAGACAAAGACAGATGAAAAAGATAAATGATTTTGAGAACATACAGTCCGCGGAGGAGTTCAAGCGTTTGCCTGCGGGCGGATACATAATCAAGATACTTAAAGTGACCGACCACCCCGACAAAGAGTATCTTGAATGCGAGTATGACATCGCGGACGGCGAATTTAAGGATTATTTCGCGAACAGCAAATACCCCGGCAGATTTTTCAAGTCGTATAAGGAAAAGGCTCTGCCGTTCTTTAAGGGCTTCATCACGGCGATAGAGGACACCTGCGGAAACTTCAAGTTCGCCTTTGACGAAAAGCAACTCGAACGCAAGTTTGTGGGCGTTGTTCTCGGCGAGGAAGAGTATCGCAACGACAACGACGAAGTAAAAGTACGTCTGACACCGACGATGTTTATCAGAGGGCAGAAGATCCGCTCGGGAGATTTTAAGGTTCCTCCTCTGAAAAAACTCACGGAAACGGTTGCGTCGTCGAAGCCGTCGCTTAACGCAAGCGCAGCGGGGTTCGAGTATATCGACGACGACAAACTTCCTTTTTAAGGAGGAGTTATGAACATATCGACCTTACTTCCGTATCTTGACAAGGTAAAGCAGCGAAACGGGCAGTATGAAGCGGCTTGCCCGGTGTGTCACTCCGACCATCATCTGTACGTCAAGGACGCGGGAGATAAAGTACTGATACATTGCCAGAAATGCGAGGCGGGATATGCCGAGGTGCTTGAAGCCCTCGGCATTGACGACAAGCAAGACGAGAAGCCTGTGGAGATAGAGCATTACGATCATATTTACCGCAGACCCGACGGCAGTGTTCAGTACGCAAAAACACGAATCAAATATTCAAACGGCAAAAAGAAATTCTCGTTTCACTATACGGACGAGAGCGGCAAAAAACATTTTACGAAGCCCGAGGACGCAAACGCGCTTTACAACCTCGATGCGCTCCAACGCGCGGACGCAAAAACACGCCTGTATATCGTTGAGGGCGAAAAATGCGTTGATGCTCTGACGCGCGCGGGGTGTCTTGCGACAACGACAAACACGGGCGGCGGTAACGGTACAATCAAGTTCACGGACGTTGACAGAGAATTGCTCGGAAAGTTCCGTGATAAGGTTATAATCCCCGACAATGACGAGGTGGGAGAAAAATACTGCAAGCACTTTCCCGACGCGAAAATACTGCGTCTGGCGGATATATGGGCGGATATCGGACCGAAAGGCGACATCGCGGATTATCTGCTGCGCGGGCTGCCGATAGAAGCCGTGAAAAATTACGACTTCAAAGAAGAGACGCCCGTTTCGGATATGACGAAAGAGCAGATTATTGACAAAAAGGTCTTTGAAAAACTCGTTCGTATTTCCGACGGTTTTGAAAGGCAGCAGGCGGTTGCGGAATTCCAAGTCAGAGCGACTGCGCTCGGTATGCGCAAGGCGTGGGACAACCTGTGGAAAACGTTTCAGATGAGTTTTTTCAAGGCGAACCGCAAGAGCGGGCAGCAGACGTTCTTTGTTGACCAGCCCGTAGTGCTTGACTGCGGA